ATAACAAAAAAAAACAGTCCATGGTTACGGTAATCCGTAGGTAGCCCCTCCAAATTCGTGTTGTCCTGCTATATGGCTCTACATCGCCATCGTAGCATATTTGGAAAGGTCCAGATATTTATCCCTGTTCTTGTCAAGCGGAGGGATGACGCCCTTCTTCTTTAAGATGCGGTAAATCCCGTATGTAATCTTGTGGCGTTGCTGGAAATCAAAGTACCACTTGCTGCAACGGGAGTTCTCGTTGGGGCCCGCCACTCTCCTCGGGTATGTTTTGCGGAGGCGGTGCACGTATTTCTTGGAACTCACGGATGCGGGAATCACTCCCTTGATGTATGCCTCCATAACTCCGTGCAGGCACCTCCAAGCATTGGTCACTCGGGCAAGGCTCCAACCCTTTTCCTTGTACAGACGCCTATAGAGTTTCATAGGGTTCAGACGTTCAAGTTCCCTCTTTTCCTCGCGGGTCATGCCATCCAGGGGGTTCATCTCAAACGCCCCCTTGCAGAAATCCTTGAACACTTGCAGAGCATCGCCCTTCAGAGCCTTGAAATACGGGACAAGTTCTTCGGGATATTCAGTATCGCCCTCGGTGCAACTGTTGATGCGGGATGTGTATTCGTCCATCAATAAGGTAGTCAGTTGCTTGGACTGGTCCTTTTTATCTCCGGACTTGTCCTTGTCAGCGTACTCTTGTTCTATGGCACTCCAGGTCAAGGCATACGGGCTACCAACTCCCTTCAAAAGACAAGGCCCGTGTGCCGCCTTCTTGATGATTCCCGTGATGGATTTGAGTTTGTTCCGCAACCATGTTTCAAAGGATGCACCACTCTTGTGGTGGGGGTCGTAGGTGAGGCACGCTTGGCAGAAAACGAGTTGTGCCTGCAAAAACAGTTCATCTTCAAGGTCGGGACATTTCTTGGCGTATTTCTGTACGACGGAACTAATTACACCTGCGTACTGGTAGTAAAGTTTATCGGTGGGATTCAATGTAAACGTTCTCTCGGTTAGTGATTTGTACTTTGGTTGTGCTGATACAATATAATAAAATACCTACATTCTCGCAAGATATTTTTAAGAAAAATTTTTGGAACAAAAGCGGGTTAGCCACCCCCGTGGCTAACCCTATGCGGGACAATCCCTTCCCTGTGCGTTGAGGCAGAAGAGTATCGCGAAAACTGCCTCCGTGACAATGGCCACCGCCAGGGACCTACAGGATTGTTTTTGCTCCTCCGCAATGCAGGAGTTCTACCCGATACACAGTCCCTATGGATTTCTACGAAATCCATAGTCACCGCTTTCTGCATCAACCACACGCACCGGATAATTTCTTATCCTGTAACCTCGTGTGTCAGACGATAAGGACGCGGAATCCTAATTCGCCGCAAGTGGTTGCTAATGCACACACTTGCACAGACTTAACTTCCCGATTATCTATCGGTAGAGCGGTTGGGGACCTACCGCTAAAGGTGAGGATTTACATCCTCTTACTCTTACGAGTTTAACCCCCATTCCCATAATATAACACTTTACCTACCCATTGTCAATAGGCAAGACGCCCTTTTCCTGTAGAGTTTCCAACATCGCTATCGGCAGCGTGGCCAGTGCCGCGATTGCCCACGACATCTCCTCTTCTGAAAAGTTCCCGGATGCCACCATCTCCCTGGCGGTATCGTAGGGTGTGCGGGTCTTTACGATATAATTCAGTTTCTTCCAAAAATCAAGATTCATCATTCAATAGAAAGTAGCGGGGCACTGATGCCCCACTACTGGTATGCAGGTGGATTACTTTTCCTTTGGTGCTTCTGTGGAACTCTTGCCGTATTTGGGCGGTCTCTTGGTCGCCACGGCATCCTCGTGAGCCTCCCACTTTTCGCGGACTCTACGGGTAAGTTCCTGGGCCATTTCCGGGTTGTCTTCACAGAGCTTGATGAGTTCATCCCTCGTGTACGCTTCCCCGAACTCCTCGTCAAATTTGGCCTTTCGTTCGGGGTCGTCACATGCCCATCCGATAATCCAGTCAACGGTAAGGTTGCGCTTGCCCTCTTTTTCCTTGAGGTCCGCTATGCATTCAGCCGTATACTTGTTATCGTCCAACCATTTCTTGAGGTTAGTTGCAGACTTCTGCTTGGCCGTCTCGCTCCACACGATAGCCTTGGATGCGGAAAGCCACTTGCCTTCGTCACTCAAAAGGTCAAACAGATAGTCAATATTCGTGCCGATGTTGTCAATACCGTAGTCAAAGTAGAACGAGTACATCACCGTGCGGTACGGACGGGGAGTCTTGGACTTTATGGTGGTAGCCTCCACGACACCGCCAACAACCGTGCCATTACGGATAATGGGCTGCTTGCGCTTCAACTGGATACGGGTATGGGCATAGAAGTCCAGGGCATCGCTGTTGGACGCCTTACGCTTGGGGGCGTACAAGCCTGCACCGAAATTGCAACGGGTCTGCGACACGATGAGGAGCAAGATATCTTTCTGCTCCAGGGGCTTGTGCTTGGTCTTGAAAAATTCCTGGGACAGGAATTTCGCCACCTGCGCCCCATAGTCACCCTCATCCACGACGGGCTTGCCCTCTGCCTGCAATTTTGCACGCTTGGCTTCCTTGACTTTCTTGGTATTATCTGCCAAGCCATCCAGGGAGTCAATGGCATAGATGCCGTAAGTGTCTTCCGGAATCCAGTTCAGCATATTGGTCAGCTTGCCATCCATCTCCTCCACGGTCTCGGAATCCACAAACTTGTTCTTGCCGAGAACACGTACATCCGGGTGGATGTTCACGCCATAGAGAAATGGCGTGTCAAACGTATCACCGGATTCACAGTCGTCGGATTCCCACACGAACTTGGACTTGGGACCACCCATCTCCCAGTACGTACTGGCAATCATCTCATTCTTGATGAAACTTTTGCCCGTGGAACTGTCACCGAACACCTGTACGATTACACCGAACGGCAGCCCGTACACGCCCTTGTGCCCTCCTACAAGGAGATTGAGAAGGTCACTACCCATAAGGACACGAGGTTCAGCGGCTACACTTGTTTCTTCTTTTTTCTTTGCCATGATAATATCCTCTTGAAAAAGGGGCACTGGCATCGCCAATGCCCCTCTTGTGTCTGTTTACGGGTAATTACTTCTTGAGACGGGACCTGCAAGCATCACACTTTGCCCAAAGGGCGTCGGGACACTTGCCACAAAGTTGACCACGGTCACAATCCTTACCGAACTCGTATCCGTTGGGGCACGTGTCGGCACTATCGCCACGGGACGGAGCGGGCTTTTCTTCGGGAGCCTCTTCCGTTTCAGCCGGGGCGTCATCGTCGTCAAACGGCATCTTCGGTACGTCATCCTTTTCCTTGCGAGTTTCCGCTACGGCCTTGCGGGAAGAACGACGGGCTTCCTCATACGGAGTTTCCTCGGATTCCTGCTTACGGGAACGGGGAGCATCTTCTTCGGATTCAGCCGGACGGCGGCGACGGGCGGGGGCCTCGTCAGCAGGTTCTTCGGGTTCCGGGGCACGACGGCGACGGGTCGGAGCTTCCTCCTCGGCAGGTTCCTCAGGTTCAGCCCTACGGCGACGTGTGGGAGTTTCCTGTTCGGCTTCTTCGGGTTCCGGGGCACGGCGACGACGGGTCGGAGTTTCCTCTGCGGGTTCGGCATCAAAGCGGGCGGGGGGATTGTCACGGAAACGGGTCGGAGCCTGTTCTTCGGCATCCTCGTCCTGCTGATTTTCAAAGGCCTCGTCAGAGTCATCGGGGTCGCCATAGAGAGCGGCCTTCAACTGGTCGTAGGTCTTGACGACCATCATGGCGTCAAGGGACGGGCACTTTTCAAGGATTTCATCGCTGATTTCCTCAACACGTTCGTTGAACTCAAAGTTGCCTGCTTTCTTGAACTTCTTGCCGGAACCCATAGTATCTTCGTTCACGGAGAAAGACACCACCTTGCCTTCTTCACCAGGGTCGGCGAAATTCACGACACCCTTGCCACGGAGGCAAGCGGTGGCGCGGCTCTGCAATTCCTTGGAGAACACAGCGTGGGACACTTCAAAGATTTCGGGGTCCTCGCTCTTGGGCTTGAACGAGTCAGAAAGTTCCTGGACAAGGTAGATGCACTTGCGACGGGCAAAGAGCTTGCGGGCGTCATCCTTGGTGTCATCGTTCTTCCAGAGTTCGTCGGCCTCTTCGCAAATCGGGCA